AACGGGATAGAGGGCGTTGTAGTTCGCCCCGTATGGTTGACGTTTGCCTGGTCAGTCCAGCCCAGGGCGCTGGCGGCAGCGTGAACCGTACCAACCAATCAATAGTTATCTATTGGTTTGGAACTATACAGATGCGAGCGGGATTAGCGCATATTCGAGACGGCGCCAGTGCTGAAGCTGAAACGGCGTACTTGCTGGCACTCATTGACGAGCAGGAAGAAGCAAACGCTGCCCAGCGTGCCCTGCTCGCTCGCGTCCTGGCACTGACCGCAGGCGTCACGCATTGGCCGGAAGGCTTCTTGTCGCTCTGGCAGGAGATCAAGCAGCATCTAGACCAGCAGCCTGATTAGGCGCTATCTTGCTCTATCGGCTGGCCCAGCAACTCCTGCAACATCTTCTGCTCTTGCAGCAAGGTTGCCCGGCGCGCCTGATATTCCGCCTCAGTGATGCGATGGTCGCGGACCTGGAGGTCAAGCAGGTGCAAGTTCTCTTCGCAGTAATCCAGTTGCGCGGCCAAGGTTTCTGTGTAGGTCAATTGCTTTGTCCTGGCGGCTGATACGCCCAGCCAGCGGCAGTCTGTGAACCAACGCGCGGGCCTCCGCTGCTCGTTGGCGTCATGACGCTTGGCGACGCGCCAAACGTGGGCGGTGGCATGGGAGGCGGCGGCGTTGGGATAGCCGTATCGGCTGGCTGGCCTGGGAAGCGTGGCATGGCGGGCAAGGGCGCTTTGCCTTCTGCGGTCGCAAGTAAGTCCGGCGCGACGGTCAGCGCGACTTGCTTCAAGGTTGCTACCAACTGCGGCGTCAAGCCATGCCAGGAGAGGATTTCATTCTCCAGATCGGCTAATGCTTGCGCGCCGACTTTGTTGCCGTGTGCTATCTCCAGATTGCGCAGCGCCTCTATGACGCCAATGAGCAAGGTTACGCCCGCGCTGACGATAGTGGCCGCGACGACCAACTTGTTCCAATTGGTAAGCCACGCCGCGCTAGAGCCGATCAAGCCGACAATCGCGCTGTAGACCACAAACCAGAGCAAGCGAATGAGGGGGTTGTTTTGCGCGTTCTGAAAGTCAGTCAGGATGCTTGATTTTACTGAAGACATCGAGAACCTCCTATGCAGTGGGTTGGGATTCTGGCGCGGGTTGCGCTGGCACGGCCTCTAGCGCGGGCGTCGTTGGAGCAAGCGTTTCTGCTGGCGCTTCAGGAGTAGCGCTCTCCGGCTCTGCGGGCGCTGGCTGGGTCGCTCCGTCCACTGGCGCATGGACCGCCGGAATCTCTTGTGCCGTTGGAAGTGCCTCTGTGGATGGCTGAGAAGGCGCTGGCGCCGCTTCCTGGTCGGGAACGTCCTCTGCTACGCTCGCATCAGGAGAGGGCGCTGTAGCCTCTGTCGATGCGCTAGACGCGGCTTTTTGTGCCAGGGCCTCAACCAGGGCCGGAATCGCGCTCGCTGGCGCGGCGGCCAACATTTCAATGAGGGAAAGTTGCTGCTCTTTGATTTGCAAGGCGCTTTCATGCGCCGTCTTCTCGTCTGAGAGTGCGGTGATTTGGTCACGCAAGGATGCCAGCACGGCTTGATGCTCTTGCTCGGCATGTTCCAGGCGCTGCCTGGCAACATCCCGCTCTTGCAAGGCGGCTTGTTTCTCCTCTTCCAATTGCGCCAGGTCTGGCCCGCCGGATGCCTGGCTCTGCCCAGCGCTGGCAAGCTCTGCCTCTAGCTGCTTCATCTTCGCGTCTAGCGCTTGCAACTGCGTATCCATATCTGCTAGCTGCATTTTGGCCGCTTGTAACTGCTCAGCGGTCGCGTTCTGGCCGGAGAGCGCTTCCTGCCGATCTTTCTGCGCTTGTGCCAATTGCGCTTGTGTACTGGCAAGCTGCTGCTGCAACGCGGCAACGTCTGCGCTCGCTTCTGCTTGCGTCGGGAAGAATTGCGCGACCTGCTCTCTGTGAATCAGGTAGGCCGGTCCCGTACTCCCCACCGGGTGGTCTAATTCATGGTTGACATCCCAGGCTACGGCGCCGCGTTCAAACAGCGTGACCTTCACGCCGGGCTTGCCTGGCACGTCGGTTTCATCCGTCTGCGGTAAGCCAAGCAGCGTTAGACCAGCATAGCTGCCGGGCGCTGGCACGGTCTGGTAGAATTGGAGCATGCCGCCGCGTATCAAGGCGTTGGGCGTGACGGTAGAACGCCAGCCATCCCCATCAGCCTGAAAGTAGCGGGAAACAACGGGGTCAGAAAGGGAAAGGGTCATCAGGGTGTGTCCTCCATTGACCTGCACCGGGGCAGGTACTGCGGTTTTCTTGCACACATAGACTTTGCCATAGCAGAGACGCGCTTGCCACCAACTATCCGGCTGATCTTGGAAGAAGCCGCCCCAGGGATTCATCACCCGGATCCAACCAGGTCCGACGCCGCACGCCGCGCCCTCATGCGTGACTGGATACGTGAGAACGCCGGGGCTTTCGACTTTGGCCGCATTATCCCACGGCCAGGGCATAGTGATGAGAACCGGATGCCCGGCGGCAATCTCGTTGTGTACGATTTGCACGAGCTGCGCAGGATCGCCATACTCCGCTGTCATCTGGACGCCCAATGACGCGGCATAGGCGATATAGCGCGCCGGGTCCGTTGGACCACGATAGGATACGCCGTATACCGCGTCTTTCAGTTCTGAGCCGGTATGATGCACGCCCGTTTGCTGTGTAATGCAGGCTGCAAGCGAGCAAGCAACGCAGTCGTCAGTATCATTGACTTCCTTTGCGCCGTTCGCCATGACCTCGTTGATTTGGTTCACCAGTGGAAAACCAGCAAGCATATTCGTTATGGTTGCCATCAAACATACTTCCTTTGCGGTTGAAAATTGCCGTCTAAGCGGGCTTGCACTAACGATTCCGGCACGTTGTACGCTTTCGCCAACTCTCGCACGAGCCAGTTGTTGCGACTCTCGACCAACTCTAGCCGCTCTTCCATGTATTGCAGACGCCGCCGCAACTGGTTGATTTCCTGATCTTTGCGACTCGCCTCCGTTTCGTAGTTTTGGATGATGCGCAGCGCCTTATCAAACATGTCATTCCCTGACTGCCTGTTGGCCGTTCGCCAGAATTTGAGATACGCGAAGATACCCGCCAGCACTAAGGTGAGAATCGTTGCCAGGGATGCGAACGTTGACAGTGTTGCGGCGTCCATGCTACCCCCTGCTTTTGTCCGTCGTGCGCTTGAAGGCCGCCAGCGCACGATATTCCATCTCAGGCGTTAAATCCGGCCATTTCAACTCTTTCCATTCGACCCAGACCATTGCCAGATAGATCACCGCACCTAGCGCCGCGCTATGCAAGAAGACGGTTTCTAGCACTACCACCATCGTCCAGGGCGCCACTGAGCAGAGGGAGAGTGTCAAGCTGAGTATCCGTGCCCAGCGGATGAGGTGTGCCCCAAGAAAGCGTTGCGCAAAGGGCGACCAAATCAGACGTGTTGCCAGGCACAGTAGGCTAGAGACGACAAATCCCCATCCAATCAGGGCAAACATCCAGCCAGGGATAAAGGGCAGCGCGCGCTGAATGACGAGAATGTTGGCGCCATTATTGAGGATGCTCGCACCAATCAAGACGTTAATGAGAAACAGGAAAAACAGATAGGTTGATGTTTTCATACGTGGCCTCAACTCGCTAGCGTTACATCTGGCGTGACGGTGAGGGTCCCACTATCTACCGTCGTCACATTGCCGTTGGAGTCCTTCATCTGCACATCAAATACGAGGTCGACTTGATGGGCAGGCAAGCCACTGGTCTCAGCCGGTTGAATGGAAAAGTGGGCAATGCCTGGTGTCTGGGAATCCCCCTGCTGGTCAATCGTAAAGTCTGCGGTGACTTTGTGGATAATGGCCGCTGCATCTGCGTCCGCATAACTCCGCTTGGCCGTAAACCAGAGTGACGCGCCAGAGAGTCCCTGGCTCCCCAGGCCCGTAATCGTCACCTGTACGGTTTTATTGTCCCCGCGCGTCATTTGTAATGTACTCACACAATGACCTCCGTTCCGGTGGGTACGTTAGGGAGAAAAATCGTTGTCGCTCCTGGCGTCGCCACAAAGGTGGTTCTCCCTGGCGCACCATGCAAGGACACGCCAGAAAGGGAGGCTGTCGCTGCGACCGTTCGCACCGGAGAGGTCGCTAGAGCAGCGCTCGGCGGGATGCTGCGCACCTGCGTCAGTGTCAAGGCGGCAGTGACGGATGCGATCAGACGCGCGATGTCCGCCTCTGAGAGCGCCGTATCGGCTGGGATGGCCCGGATGGTTCCGCCAGAGAGCGCAGCAGTAATGGTTGAGAGCGTTCGGATGATGCTTGCCTGAGAGAGCGCGGCGCTGACTGCGAGTGGGCGAATGGGCGAGGTTTGGAGGGCTGAAGCGGATGGCAGCGTGCGGGTTGGCGTCATCAGCAATGCGGCGCTGATACTTGCCAGAACACGCTGCAATCCAAGCGAGGCCAGTGCCGTGCTGACGCTGGAAATCGTCCGGGTGGGCGACGTGGTAAACGCGGCTGCAACGGGCGTCAGGGTGCGAACCGGAGACGTTTGGAGCGCTGCTGCAACAGGTGTCAGGGTGCGAATTGACGTGACCAGCAAGGCGGCTGAATTCGGCGTCAGTGTTCGCAGGGGGGACGTTTGAAGTGCGACGCTCACAGGGACCGTGCGGGTTGCAGTGAAGGTGAGCGCCGCTGTCACACTGCTGATGGTCCGGGTAATGGGCGTCCCGACGGCCAGCGCTGCATTATTCTTCTGGCCGGTGCCAGCGCCGGATGCCACCACGTCGAATTGCAGGTGGAGGTAGGCAATTTGATGGGTCGTATCAACGTAGATGTTATAGTCAGTGCCTGAGTTAAGCGCCATCCCTCCCCAACTCACCTTGAGTTCTGAGCCGTCTGTTTGCGTCAAACCACTGAGGCCGGTTATCTTGAAACGTGGCTTATAGCGCACGTTGGGCTGAACGACGGCGCTCAAATCCAGGGTGGTGTTGATGGCATTATTGGTCGCTGAGAGAACATAGCAGCCTTCATCCAGGTTGAACGGGAAGGCGGGATGGTTGGGGTAGTTGAACGTGGTAAGCGTACCAGTGACCACCTGTGGCGCGCCGGGCTGCAAGTAGTCAGCCGCAATCGCCAGCATATCCGCCGTAGAGAGGTTGCAGCGCAGCGCTTCCATCAGATAGAAGTCCCAACTCGTGCCGTTGGCAATCGTGCCAATGGCCGCGCCCCACTTCAGCTTGATACGGCTGGTATTGGAGAGGCTGGCGAAACTGGCGCCTGAGAGGCCGTTATCGGCCCACTTGGTGAACTTCGTCACGACCAGACCCAGCCGCTGGTCAGTACGTCCGGCCATCCCAGCAAGCGGAATCAGGCCAAACAGGTCCGGCTCACCAGGGGTATTGCTGCTGCTGCCATCAGGCACAGGGCCGGTGATCGCTAGCGTGCTGACCGTGCCGTAGAAGGCGTGCGTCGCGTCGTTTTTCCAGGGACCCTGATTGCTGCCAGAGCCGCTGTTGCTCAGCATGCCAGCGGGGGAACAAATCTCTAGATTGTCGGTGCTGCCTGCCGTTACCGTGCTAATCCCGCTCCCACTGTTATTCGCCAGATTGATTTTCCAGAAGATAAAACCCGGATCACCGGGGTAGATACAGGCAGTGATGGTCCAGGTGATAGTATTGGCATCGGTCCCTGAGACGCTGATATACCGCCTCAGCCCAGTTTGCACCGGGGCCTGCTCGTTGACAGTAAAGTTGGTGATGTCCTCGGTGCCGATAAAACCGTGCGAGGCATTGCACAGGACGTGCAAGTGGCCGTCGGGGACACTGGTTGCCATCGTGATCTGCGAACCACTGTTGACGCTGTTCATGCTGCTGTTGACAATGGCGCCAGCAGTCTTCTCATACAAGCTGCTGAACGGCATGCCACCATAGGTGCTGTTCTCGCCCAGCGCCCAGCCATCTCCTGACGCATTGGCGCTGGTCAGTTGCTTCTCGGTATCAGACCCGCTGCTTGGTGAAGTCCAGGAGACGGTTTTGCTGCCATCCGCTTGCATGGTGGCTGGCCCGGTACCCACGCCAAACTGCGTCGCCCCGCTGGTCTTTGCGACCGTTGTTCCCAGGCTGGCGGTGATGATGGCAATGGTGCGCGTCGGGGAGGTCTGAAGGGCTGCATCCATGCCGCTGATGGTGCGAGAAAGCGTCATGAGCAACGCGCCGCTGATGCTTCCCAGCGTGCGCGTCAGCCCAGCGACTGAGAGGGCAAGAGTCACGCTGCTGATGGTGCGTGTCACGCCGCTCGTTGACAAGGCGGCTGTGGCTGGTGCGATGGTGCGCGTCGGGGAGGTTTGCAACGCGGCAGAAACGCTGCTGACCGTTCGCAGGATGCCAGCAAGTGAAAGCGCCGCCGTGACGGTGTTCACCGTGCGGGTGATGCCTGCCTGTGAGAGCGCCGCTGTGCCAGGAACAAGCCGCGTTGTCACCTGGAGCGCAGCCGAGGCCGTGACGGTGCGCGTCACGCCGCTGGTAGAGAGCGCCACGTCGATGCTGGTCATCGTTCGGATCCCTTGCCCGGTGATGGCCGCATCGATACCACTGATGGTGCGTGTGTTCCCACTCGTAGCAAGCGCTGAGTCTGCGGTGATGGTCCGCGTGGGGGACGTTTGAAGTGCCAATGTCACCGAGGTGATCGTGCGCGTCGTGGTCGTTTGGAGCGCTGAATCTATACTGCTGATGGTCCTGGTGAGCGTGGTCTGAAGCGCTGCCGTACTGGGCGTGATCGTCCGGGTGACACCGCTCGTTGATAGGGCGGTGTCTACGCTGGAAATCGTCCGGGTGGGAGAGGTCTGCAAGGCTGCTGTCGCGCTGCTGATGGTCCGCGTCGGAGACGTTTGTAACGCAGCGGTGACGGTGCCAATGGTCCGGCTTGCCGCTTGCAGGTCATCCAGGCTGTAGAACGTGTAACTCGCCTTGTGGGAGAGCGAGCTATCGGCAAAGCCATACACGCCAGAGCGGCCAGCCGGTATCGCCGTGCCGGTATCCGTCCAGCTAATAGTCCAGGTTCCCGGCTCCGATCCAGATGTATCCCAAATGCGTGCAGAGAGGACTGGCTGATTAGAACCATTCAGGACAATGTTGAAGCGGATGCGGTAGACGTGGCCGGTGGTAATGGTGAAGTTGGCCGTCGCTTGCGTGACATTACTGCTGGACTTGCGCGACATGATGACGATATGTCCAGCTCCATCGTAGCGCGCCAGATACCAGTCCGTTCCTGCCCCACTGGTGCCATGCCAGCACGCCAGCGCGCCAAAGGTGTCAGCCGTGTTATCAATCGAGCATTCAACGACAATCTCTTGCGTCTGATGCGTATTGCCATCATCCAGATGGCAGTAGCGACTGGCGCTGTCACTAATCTGGCCTTTGTTAGAAACAATCTTGACGCCAGCGAGGCCCGTGCCATCGTTGGCCCAGGCGTAGTTGGTGACGCCCGCTCCATTGGTGGACGTGCCCCAGCCAGTCGACGTATTGGCGCGTGTGAAATTGTCTTCTGCAATGATTGCCACAGGACGCCTTTAGACCTGATCGAAATTGCTGCTCATGAGAACGCCGCCGTCGGCATGGAAGAAGGTATAGGAAGCGGTCTCTCCCTGCACCCAGCCAAGAATGGTAACGCTTGGACGGTGCGTTTGCTGGCCTGTATTGGGATCAAGTTCAATGAGCCGACGCCGCTGAAAGACCGCCCGTTGTCCGGCCATCGCATCTACAAAGAGCGCGTGATTGGACACGCCAGCAACTTGGGGGATGAGTTCTACTGCTCGTACCTGATGCCAGTTGACCTGCTCCCAGGTGTGGACATAGCCGCCTGCTACCTCATCCATCAGCGTGCCATCGAGGAAATGCACCCGCCAGCGCCAGATGTCTGGCGGGACCGGCGGCGCCTCCGCCAGAGGCGGCTCTGTTTCCAGTGCTGCTGAAGCCGAAACCTCAGCAACAATCGTTTCATCACTCATGTTGTTCTTCTCTTGCTTGATGGTGGGATGCTGAGAGCGCCGCTGCTGCTAAGCCTTCATCGGTGTCGGGGAAGTATTTCCTGGCGTTTGCAGTTTGCCCGACGGCACGTACAGGCATCGTATCAAGCAACAAATCGTCACGCCTCGTCATATTGCAAAAGAAGGTTTGGCAGTGCGATAGCGCTGCCCGCGCCGCCCGTGTAGGTGTTATCAACGCCGAGTACCAGCACACAGAATCCACCATTACGCCCGGTGCTGCCAGCCGAAACAGAAGTGGAATCAAAGACCTGTCCAGTGCCGGACATGGCTGTATACCCTGTTGGCGTGGCACCGTTGGAACCGGACGCCGCAGGCATATTGGCAGAAGAGGCTTGCGTATAGGAGGCTGCTGCCTTGAAGAAGTAGGCCAGTCCTGTTGCTGGCGTGCTGGCCTGGCTGATTTTGCGATTGCTGATATTCGTGGCTGCCGTTGCTGTGACCTCCAGCGCGATTTGTTTGATCCACGAGTAGTTCGTGCCGGTCGTTGTGGGCACCGGGATAGCAGTTGTGCCCGATTGTGTGTCCTCCCTATTCATTTTTATCCCGGTTTCTGCGGTGACGCCTGCCGGTTCCGTTGCCGACGCCCCATAGTAACTTGCCCTGACGGTCGCTGCCATTGTTTGCTCCTTTGTTCCTGAGATACGATTTATTGCGCATCAACCCAGGCGCCAGAACGCCGGACACGCACGCGCGTGGCTTGCGTCCAGACACCGCTACGTCGTACATAGATCAATCCCGTTTGCACCCAAGCGCCGCTACGCCGTACCCGCGCGCTCACTGGCTGGTAGTCTGCATACGCACCGAGCGCATGGAAGCCCGTGCTAGAGAAGCCGGAGAGGCTGCCTGGCGGGCTAGCATCGGTATTCCAGACAGAACTGCCGGTACTCTCCGTCGTTGTGACAAAACCGTTATGTTCTGGCACGCTAAAGCCAATATAGATGGTTGACCCGCCGGAGACATAGACCGGCGTTGCCAGCGCGCCCGTATGCCACGCCTGCCCACCGACGCTGTTGGTGCCCTGTGGAACGGAGACGGCCACGCTTCCTAGCAGATTCCCGCTGCCATCCCAGAGGCAGAGCCAGCAGGTGGCCGTGCCGTTGGCTTCGGTGGCAAAATAGGCATGCAAGTTCGTGATGAGACCGCCGCTGGCTGGCATGGTAAAGGCCGTAGCAACCTGATTCGGCGGCGTATTGACGCCCTGGAAAAAATAGATGCTGCCAGGAGTAGAGGAATTGCCAACTTGCGGCATGAGGCGTTACCTGTCCTTAGAGCAATCAACCTGAAATCCACACGTCCCCCTCGGAGACGGTATTGCCGCCAACGGAGGCGGGGTCTGTCGTGCCAATATAAATCGTGGTGCCCGTTGGGTTAATCAGGCCATCATGGTTGTCAATCTCAAAGAGCCAGATATTATCCGTATCATTATGCAGCGCAAAATTGCTGCTCGCGCCTCGGATATAAAAGCTGTAGGTTTTGCCGTCCGTTGCCTTGAAAGAATGGACCTTCTTATCGGCGCCGGAAAGCGTGACCTGATCGGTTTGCAAGCCAGTAAAGGTATTGTTGCCTCCGGTCTGCGGACAATTCGCGTACAGGGTGGCAACACCGTTCTCCAGGTTGTTCATCTCGCTGGCGTCCACTGGGGTCGTTCCTGATACCCAGGTCGTCGGGGTATAGGTCGCTGGATTCGGCATGGATGGTCTCCTCTTCCAAAGCTAGCTTTCGGTATCTTGTCGATCAACCTGAACACTCTCAGCGCTCGAATGATCGTGATTGTAGAGGACGCGCGCCACCATCACGCCGGTATTGGCGGCGCTCGTGGCACTGGCGCCTGCAAACCAGGCCAATTCTTGCCAGTGAAAGAGCGCGGCGCCGGGGCCAATGACGCAGGTGCTGGTCAAGACGCCGGTACTGCCAGGCGTGTAGGAAGTCATCTGCTGGCGGTAGCGCTCATTATCGAGTGTCGTCTGGCTGGCCGATGGCGCGCTGGTACCATCACCCACCGCCAGATATTTGATTTTGCTATCCGTTACCACGCCTTGCCAACTATCCCGATCCAGGTTCTTGCCGCCGTTTGTGATGAGATTGTTGAAGACTTCTACTGTTACTAATCCGCTTGCCAGATTGCGTGTCATAACGCGAATAACGCCCTGTCGCTTACGTCCCTCCACAAAACCAGCCGGTACCAGCCCCAACTCTCTTAGCAACGCATCCCGCGTCTCTGTATCCATCCCTTGTAAGAGCAACTTGAACAATCCTGGCAGCATCGCTAACACACCTTCACTGCTGGGCCACACAGGGTGCTTGGGCCAATGATCGGGCAAACGTAGACCGTTTCCGTGACGCTTTCAGCGCGCGTCCGGCTTTCAGGCACGCTGTATTCAATCGCCACAATGCCGCTAGAGCCAACGCTCAGGCTAGCGACGTTTGACGGAATCTTGCTGATGAGGTTGGCAAAGAGCTGCGTCCAGGAGCCAATGACCGGCCCCTCAACGGCGGTAATCTGATAGCGGAGTTCGGTTGCCAAATCATAGGTTCGCACGCTGGAAATCAGCATGAGGACATTGTTGAGATTATGGACCGGCAACTTGACCCGCAAGAGCGTGCCTGCGACCAGGCCCGCACGCCTGGTTTCAAACGTGAGCGTCCGGCCAATGACTCCGTAGCGTTGCAGGATGGCTGCCGCGCGCTGGAAAGCAGCGGATTGGTCCGTCAGGTCCGAGCCATCATCCACCATCTCGACGATGCCTGTGCCGCCGCCTTCAACGCTTTGCCGGTCAGCAATCGCTGCCGGACTCTCGCTAATCGTGGTGGCCTGATATTGGCCGTAGTATTCAATATGCCAGAGATCAGCAGAGGTCAGGGGCGTGCCCCCATTATCCTGCGCCAGCGTGTTATCCCCCGGCGCCCAATACCAGTCCTTGCCAGTATCTGTCCCCTTCAGCCCTACCGTTTGTGCCACGCCGTTGACTTCCAGAACTACCGGCGCCTGGACCAGCGGAAAGCCAACGGTGAACGTCTGACGGCTGCCATCCCCCAGTTGTTCTTCCACTTGCAAGGCCGTTGTAGCCAGCCCTCCCGTAATAATCTCGCGGTTGCGATACAATGGATTGGCATTTTGCACGGTTGGCTCTGGACTGCCGAGCATGTCCGGCGCGAGGCCCGCGCTGTTTGTCCAAATCGCCCAGGCCGCTGCGGTCAAGGCGCGGGCCTGAAAGACCAGGCGGTGATCTGGGCGGATATTCCAGGTAAAGGTTGCGGCAGTCGCCAGTGCATTGATACAGTCCGTGATATAGGCATAGTTGAGGCTGGCTTGCACGATGGTTGGGCCGTCCTGAATCGTGCGCGTGCAGGCTTTGATGGTGAGGTCTTGCAACGTTGGCGTGGCATCCCGGTTGGCATCAGCCGTCAGGCTCTGGCGTACCAGCACAGAGACGCCCGCCAGGCTTTGTCCCTGTGGTTCCACATGCAGCCACTCCAATGTGGCAAAGTTAGTTCCACTGCCAGGTCGCGCCAGCAAGAGGCCGCATTCCCCCGCGCCGCTGATGGTGCTGTCGCTGGCCGTCAAGATGGGAGTGCTATCCAGCGAAGCCGTTAAGGCCGTGCCAATGATCTCCAATTCCATCCGGTGCAAATCGCCCGGCTGGAAATCTACGTTTGCCGTGCCCAGGGAGGTTGAGACGCCGCTTACTACCTTGTACAGCGTCATGACGGCAGCGTTGGGCGTGCTGCTGTCTTGTATGCGCAGCCGATAGTAGGTGGTGCCATTGACGCGCGCCAGCAGTGAGAGATCATCGGCCTGGCTACTATCTGCGGCCAGTATGACATCGGTTGGTGAGAGACCGCTGTAGAGCAGGAGGCCATCTCCACTGCTGCCAGCAGCGTTGCTGCCTTGCAGCACGTTATCCATCGTCTCCCAGGTCCACGTTGCCCCGCCGCTCTGGCTAAAGAGCGCGCTGGTATCGGAGTCAAAAATATCATCGTAGGGAGACGGCTCGTACTGTAAGCCAGGAATCTCGTCGCCGCTGGCCGTAATCGTCTGCCAGGTAGCTCCATGATCTATGCTCGTTTCAATCAGCAACGTCGTGCCAGCAGGGATCGTCGCATCCCAGGTAACAGTGGCCGTACGCGCAATATCGGCGGCGCTGAGGTCCAGCGCCGGGCTGATGCGCTGCTGCGTCCCAGAGACGTAGGCGCTTGCTATGGAGGCCGTCAGGAGGGAAAAGGTAGGCGTGACCGTCGCATCGGTTGTACTGAGCGTGACCGTAAACTTCAAGCGGACATTGGTGAGATTTTCCAGCGCGGTGATGCCAGGAATAGCCGCACCATTCGTACAGGAGGTAAGCGCGCCATAGGTTGCGCCGCCGTCAGTTGAGACCTGGACCTGAACGGTCACGCTGGTACTGGGAGGCGTACTGGCTGTCCAGCTTACCGCCGTTGCGCCTGCCAGACTCGCCCCTGAAGGATTAATGACAGGAGAAACCCAGGTGCCGCTTTCCGCTGGCACAATGCCGACATTGCCAAAGACCGCCGCCGTCGCGCTCGTATCGCCATGATAGAGCGCGAACTGGCCCGCCGCGTTGAAAGTCGCATCCGTCTGGCTGATTTTGGAAACGCCATCCACGTAGACGGTGTGGCTGCTGCCAGAGACGACGACCTTGATGCGATGCGTACTCCCAGAGGTCAAGCCGGCAACGGCCACCTGTTGAATCAGCGTAAAGCCGCCCGTACTGCTGTTCGTGCCTTTGCCCAGATTGATATTCCCGACACCAACATAGACGAGGTAGGCATAGGTATCGTTGGCGCTGTCGGCAGCCCAATGGGTTGTGCGATAAATCAGGCCCGCTGTTCCGCTCCCACTGGGCACCACCACATCAAATTCTGCGGTAAAATCAGCAATAGCTGCTTGATTGTTAAAACGACTGTAGACCTGCTTGTTGGCGGCGCACGTCACCTGAAGTTGGCTATTGCTGATGGTTTGCTGTCCGGTCGTGCCGCTGCTGCCAAAAAGACTCTGCTGGAAAAGATACGCCTCGCTGCTCCAATCCGCGCGATAGCCCGCCAAATCCAACTGAGAGATGAGCGGGGCAATCACCAGATTGTCAAAGGTGGCCGCCGCGCCTGAAGCGCGCAAGCCAAACTGCCCAGCCGCCATGTAGGTGCTATCGGTTTGTGTGGTCGCTTGCTGAACACCGTCCAGCCAGAAGCTGTGCTTGCTCCCCTGCACGACAATGCGCAAGCGGTGCGTAGACCCGCCTGCGAGCGAAGAACCAAGCGTATAGGTGAGCAGGGTTGTGAAGGTGCCGGTGCCACTGCTGCTATTGGAGCCATAGCCAAAGATCAGCTGCGTGGTGGTCAACTTGACGGCATAGCCGTAGGTCTCATTGTTGTTCTGCCAGCCGGTTGTTCTGTAGACCACGCCAGCATTGCCACTGGACGGGATAACTATATCTACTGAGAGGTAAAAATCAGCCATCTTCGCTACGGCGTCCATGCGGGCGCGCGCATCTTGCCCCGTCGCGGGCGTGAGCGTGCAAGTGCCTGAACTGACGACCTGGGTAGCGCCGCTGGCCCCAAAGAGCGTCTGGTTTGCCGCGCTGTTGTCGTTCCAGTTGCGGATATACGCGCTCGTCAGGTTGGGATCGCCTGGCGCTTGCGTAGTAGTCAGCGTACCTCCTGCGAAGTCTGCGAGCGTCTGATACGTGCTTGTACTATCGGCAGCAACTTTGCCAACCGTCAACGCGCCAGCGGCCACCGACCAGTTGGGATGCAGGGTGGCATCTGTCGTGCAGACAAGCTGCGCTTCATCCATGAGGAAGGCGCCGCTGTTCGTAGTGGTATTTGAGACAGAAACGATGCAGCACACGGTTGCGCTGGCTGTCCCGGCGGGTGCGGTGGCTGTGACACTGTACTGCGTAAATGGACCGACAATGCCAGCGGAGATGCTGGTAGAGGCGCTAGAAATGGAGCCGCCGCCGCTGTTCATCCAAATGATTTCGATTTGCAGCGTTGCGTTCGTAAAGCCCGTCGTAATCTTGACCCACAGGCTAAAGGTATAGCTTTGCGCCGCCTCCAATGAGGGGATCGCTTGCTGTACCTGGAATTGGCTGTTTGGCGTGTTGGTAAATGAAACGGATTGCGCGCTGCCAACTTTGCCGCTCCCGCTGCTGCTGTAGGTAATGCCCGTCGTGACGCCACCTGATTCAAAATGCGACCAGTTTGGCGCAATGCCCGCGCCTGAGTAGGTGCCTTCAAAGCTGGGATTCGTGACGAGATTGAACGTGCCCGCTTGCCAGTCGGCAACCGTTGTTTCTTCGCGGCTCACATGATAGCCGATGACGCCCTCCGCTGCCAGATAGGACTTGACGAGATCAGAGACAATATCGCCCGCCAGCGTGTTGGCGTAGGCTTTGGCCGCGACGCGCTTGTCCGCCCAATAGATGCCATCTTTGCAGGTACAACCCGTGCGCAGATACGGCGTGTTGGTTGGCCCGATCACTCGGCTTTCGGTTGGCACGTCAATATAGCCCCAAAAGAGCGTGCTGCCATCGGCTGCCAGGATTTCCACCTGCTGGCCTTGCTGGTAATGCGTGGTCCCCGCATCATCTTTGATCGTAAAAGACGCGGTACTGCGCTGCTCTATTTGGTCAGTAATGCCAAACGCATTCGTGTTATTCATGCTGCCTGCGGCCAGGACGGAGACTGGCGTTCCATCAATTTTGACGGTCGGTACGCTCATGCGCGTACCCCTGCATTGCGCAACTGCGCTACTGCCTCGGTCATGACCTGGTGCGCTACCTCTCTGCCATTGAGATACACGTGTACATGCAGCTCTTGAGTCAACGTCCCGCCAGGAGAACTCTCCTGCGGCTCGCTGGCACTCACCCCAGCCTGCTGTGTCGCGGGCATCACGCTGGCTTGCATGCCGCTCCATCCAGCAGACGCGCCGCCGCCCATGAGCGAGGTAAACAGCAGCAGTTGACTGACCACATCATGCGGGAAAACCGTCGCGCCGCCGGGTAAGGCGACGACCTCTGAGCCACGCTCGCCAACCAACGCCAGTCCGCTCTGGGGCATGATCCCGCCGGAGGCAAAACTGACATTGGGAATTTTGGGCACGTAGGGGATATTGACGCCTGGTACCATGTCCATACCGTGAATGACATCATTGATGCCCTGAATAAAGTCATTGATCAACCCAATGACAAAGTTCAGCGCATCGGCAATCCCGCCCTTGACATCATCCCAAATACCCAGAGGTACGCCCTTGATGCTGTCCCAAAGATTCTGCCAGATGCCTCCAATATCATTCCAAAGACCGCCAAACCAGTTCTTGATGTCATTCCAAATATTGATGCCAAGTTGCTTAATATCATCCCAGAGTTGCCCCCATTTGCCGGAGAGTAAGTCAGCCGCAATATCAAACAGGCCCGTAATGAAATCCCAAGCCGTTTTAATCACGCCAGAGATGTCATCCCAGACGAATTTGACGACCGCACTCATCGTCGGCCAGAGCGTGTTCCAAACCGCTCCGATGACCGTCGCGGCCTGCTGTATGGCGCCTGCTACGGCCTTGATGAAGGGTTGCAGCCGGTTGGCTAAGCCAGAGGCAAAGTCTCCGATGGCATGGGCCGCCTGGACAACTTTGGGGATCAGGAATTGCAGTGCCTGGTTGGCGAGATGGAGGACGACTCCGGCAACCTGGACAATAATGGGGGCCACCACCTGAAAAATGGGCAGCAGGGTCGAAGCCAGGGCCGCCACGACTTGCGAGACCGCATCGCGCACGGCAAAAAAGGCGGGCACCCCAGTGCTGATGATGGTATCGACCAAGTCTTCAATGGGAGGCACCAGTTGCATGATGGCAGGCAGCATCTGGCTCTGGAACCAGCCCGCAAGCTGCTGAACAATCGGCCCCCATTGCGCCAGCGTGGCCTGGAAGGATTTCCAGCCATCCGTGACGACCAGTTGCAACAGGAGACCCGCATCACTAGCCAGATGCTTGAAGAGATCGCTCAGCGGCGCCAATGCGTTGAGCAAGCCGCCGATTTGGATACCGCTGATGGCCGTGCCAAGATGCTGAAAAGGGGCAATGAGTTGTTGTATGACGCTCCAGAGCGCGCTCAGACCCGGCTGCAAGTCCGTGCTGACAACCTGCCAGATGGCTTGCAAGGCAGGCACGATTTGGGTGGTCCAGAGATTACCCAATGCTTGAAAGACTTGTCCAACGGGGGTCAGCAATTGCCCCAATCGCTGCCAGGCCGGGTTCAGATTCTCCAGCAGCCAGTTTGCCATCGGGGTAATCCAGTTGGCAACGGCGGTCAGCGGCGGGAGCAATATCCCGCCCAGCGCCTTCCCAATGTCGCCCATTGCCAGCTTGAACCGATCAAAGGGGTCGGTATCCCCGGCGGCCTTGGCAGCCCCGCCGAATTCACGCTCCAACTCGTTCAAAATCAAGGTTTGAGCGCCTGCGGTATTGCCCGCGTCCACCATCGCTTTGATTTGCGCTTTTTGCTGGTCGGTGAACGTCACGCCCACACGGGAGAGGGCTGAAATCCCTTGCACCGGGTCATTCAAGGCTTTGCCGAGTTGGATGGCCGTATCCTTCAAATCCAACCCGGACAGCGAGCCGTGATTCATGGCAACGGCCATATCCAGCATGGCCTGATTCGCCTGGGGAAAGACCGTACTGCCAATGTTGGTAAACGTCAGCAGCATATTGGTGCCGGAGAGAATTACATCATCATCCACCCCGTCCAGGTTCTTGAGGCCCTGCACCATGTTGTTAATCTGCGTGGCTGACAGCCCTACCGCGTCATGCGTTGAAGCCAGCACCGAGTTCAGCAGCGCCTGATTCTGCGCCGCCTGGATGGCCCCCTGTATCCAGCCCCCGACAACGCTGGTCACGCCCTGGATGACCGCTTGCACGCCTAAGAAGGTTTGATATGCGTGCGCGCCAAATTCCAGCAGCGAAGACAGCCCACCCTTGATACTAGAGACAAAGCCCCCCATATGAGTCTCTGCCTCGGCATGGACATGGGCAACGGCATCGGCAACCTGCTGCGCGCCGCTCGTAAAGCTGGCTACATCCGCTGTGAAGCGGACGACCATCTCTCCGATGTTCATGGTTGGGTGACTTTCCTGGCCTCTTCAGCCTTCAGGAGAAAGAGGGCTTTCCAATGGGTCAAGGTAGCAGAGGACATGGCTTCTAACATCTCATCCGGTTCTGGAAATCCAAGGTGCAAGGCTAGCTCAAAGTAAAACCGCTCGTCTCCACAACCGGACTCAAACCGTTTTTTGCGGCGTCTAAATCCTCTTGCCGCATCCCACTTTGTTCCATGACCCACTGCGCAATATCCTGGATGATCGCGCCGTTGAGTTCTGAGACCACCTGATAATCGGCTAGGCTAAATAGTTTCGTCTCATCGCGCTTCATTTTGGCCGGATTGCCAGGATCATCCGGATCAGGGATGGCGGCATAGAGCGCTTCAATGCACATCCAAATCATCAGCCTGCCGGTATCCATCTTCGTATTCATGGGCTTGCCAGGCTGCGGGTCCGGCACGGCCGCGGCATTGTAGCAGCGTCCCCGTTCCGCGGCGGTCAAGGCCCGCACAAAGACCCAACCCTCTTCTATGACCTCCCCCGCCGCATTCTTGACATCCCAATCCGGGAAGTGCAGCGGCTTCTCTGGTAGGTTCTTGCGCGTGTTGATAATGCGCTCTCTCAGCCGCTGGCTATAGGTCAGTCCTACGGTTGTGGTGCTGTTATGGCCGTTGTTATTGCTCATACGCTTGTCTTTGCGGCGCATGGCACGCCGCCTTCTTTCATTTAAATTCTGGCGCCCGTTGGGTAGTAGTACGGCGTCCCTGTGACCTGAAATGTCGCATCCTCGGTGATGAGCGCGTCTACGGGCGCCTTCTGAGGGGATTCTTTCAGATAGGCAAACATCTCCCAACGCGCCCCCAACGCGCCTTCTGTTGAATCAAGAAAGAGCAAGAGGACGAGCTTGGTCCCACTGGTAAGAAAGCCCGCAAAGACGCCATCCACGTAGTAGCGCGCAACCTTCACGCTTAGGCTGCCAGTTGATGGCACATTGCTCTCCCAGCCAGAGCCAAAGACGATATAGGTATTCATCTTTCTGGCCGGTGAGAGTTCCCAGTTATAGCACAGCGCGGCTTGCGAAAAGGTCAAATAGTTCCCTGTCACACGACACTGTGTTCCGCTGGCTCGCGCGCTGTTGAAGATGACCGCGCCGCCGACATACTGGAGTGTATAGGTACTGGCCGCTTGCGTGGTCCACGTCACGCCGTCGGGCGAGGTCTGGACAGTAAAGGCCGCGCTGTCATCCCAAAACCGCTTGGTGGTATCGGTGATGGAATACGTCGTATGGTCGCCTTTGTCGGTCATCGCCTCATTGGTAAAGGCCACGCTTGCCCCCGTGACGTACACATCCCCATGTTCGCCCGTGATACGCGCTGTCATGTGTTCCTCGTATCAAGTGTAGGTGAGCGCGCCTGTGCCCTGAAACGTATAATCCTGCGTTATCAAGGCATCAACAGCGGTCTTCTGTGGCATTTCTTTGACGTAGGCCGTGCCGGTCCATTTGTGCGTGCCGTCAATATCTAATTCCATGGAGACAGGGGTATTGTTCAGGAATGCGGTGCGCAGCGCGTCTTGCCCGTTGGTATCGGAGGCAATCCAATAGCCTGAGCATTTGACCGACCAGTTGCCAGAGGACGGCACGTTATCTTCCCAGGTCTCGCCAAAGACGATTGAGTTATTCATCTTTTTGGCAGGCGAGAGTTCCCAGGAGCCGATAAGTGCGACCGCCGTTGGCGTCCCGCCAATTTTGAAATTGCCATTTTGCCCCGTAATCGCAGGCATCGCAGCAACCTCCTTTGTAGAAGCTAGCCAGCATAGATATGATAGGGGACAACCAGATGCTTGCTGATGCCATCGGGGTCCGCAATGGGGCCAAGGACGCCGCCGGGCGCCAGGAAGCAATGAAGGACAGAGAGGCCGCCAACGAGTGGCAAGGTTTGGCGATGGAGCAGCCGGTTCAGGCTGGCAAGGATAGAGTACAGTTCCGCAGGCGTATGCGCCTCAGACCAGCAGTGGATGGTGAAGGTATCCAGAAAACTGGTGCCATCAAAGGTATTGATGGATTGTTCATTGTTATCATCCCCCAGGATGATGTACGGCGCCGTCTGATTCTCGCTGACATCCCCGCCAAAAATGGCCGGACGTGTTGTGTCCGTAACATCTTTGGCAAGCAGGCCAAGGAGAATACTATCCGCCAGCAAGACTTGAAGAATGGCTTGTTGGACGGGCCACAGGGTCGAGAACAGCGTACTCATCGGCAGTTCCTAGACAACCTGGAAGATGTGCTTCACGCGCTCTAGCAGTTTGGCGGCATTGGCCGCAAAGGCCGGGCGGAGAAAGGGCCGCGCCCGCATCTTGCGCGTGCCCAATTCCACATACGGGCCATACTGGACGTTAGTAAAGACTTCCCCTGTCAACTCGTCAGGAAAGCGGGCTGCCAGGCTAGCCCGCAGCCGCCCGCCAACGTAGCCTTTTTTGTGTGTGCTTTCTGGCGTGCCTACGGGACAGGCGCGTTTGGCCTCCGTCTGGCACGTGAGTGTGGTGGCTTTGATGGCGGTACTCAGGCGCGTGCGGAGTTGGGGAGTCAGGTTCTGTACGGTGCGCAAGATGTCTGGCACACCGTTAATCGTAACCGTGATAGTGCTCATTCGGGCTGGGTGGTCTCCTCTGCCAAAATCGACCATTCCTGATGCAGTTCCTCAACATCAGAAATGGAGCGAATGTTGTAGTAGCGGCCATCGTCATAGACCCGCATCTGCGGCGTATAGGTGAGATCAGGATTGTAGCGAATGGCAATCTGATACAGGCCGCGCCCTTCCAGCCGTTCCGCATGCAAGAGTTCGCGCCCGCCCAGCGGCTTGACGCTTGCCATCACGACCGTGCCGTTATAGCTGCTGGTGATTGTCTGGCCGCTAAAGGCATCTTGCCAGGTGCGTACCTTGCCCCCCCCGGCATCAACGGCATCAACCGGCTTCTGCAAGCAGATGGGCCGCCGGTACTTGCTGGGGTCTATCGGCTTCATAACACCACCACCTTGTTGCGATAGGTATAGAGGTTGTCAGGGAGCGGTTGGCCGCGATGGTCATACATCCATGCGGCAGCATTGCATATATCCTGCCTGATGGAAGCTGGCACGGTATCTGCCGTATCGCCATAGCCCGCGACATACGTGACTCGGAAGCGGGGCAAGGCGCCCTTTGGAGCGGGATAGCTAATGCTCGGACTCCATTCACTAAACGCCGCGACACTCAACCACACGCGCCCAGGCTCACTATCCGTATCCGCCAGATAGTCTCCAAACGATTGATCGAGTTGGCCTGCGGTCAGCGTATGCCAGTTCTCGATCTGGATTTCAATTTCAACGGCGGTCACGCTCTGCAAGGGCGCCGCGTAGGGCAGATCAAGCGGATACCCAATCTCGCCTACAATGCCACTTATCCGCCCTACGGGCGCGCCGACCAGACTCAACGTGGCCTGGCAGGTCTGCGTAATCAGCGCCCGCCCTAACTTGCCTTCAACCCACTCGCGTGCTGAGGTAATGAGGCCACTGATGTAGCTATCATCGCTATTCCAGTTCACCCGCAAGAGCGCCTTCACCTCCTGCACCGTGACTGGCTCTATGGCGGGTTGGCTGGTGACTTTGAAGCGAATAACGTTGGTGCCCATCAGCGGCTCTCTCCTGGTACCGTCATGACGCTTTACGAGGGTTCTGAGCTACCGGGCGCCGGATCGTTAGGCGGCGCCGCGCTTTTTTTAGACTTGGCCGGACTCTCAGCAGCAGGCGCCTCCATCGGGGGTTCGGCTGCTGGCGTCGGCGGTTCAACTGCTGCTTCAGAAACAGCAGCCGCTGTTTCCACTGGCGGCGTTGCTGGCGCCGCTGGCGGTACAGCCAATTCAGGAGTTGGCGGCGCTGGCGCTTCAGGAGCCACAGCAGGTGCGCTTTCCGACTCACGAAACGGCGCCTCTGCGATTTCCTCGGCCCAGCCTTCGCGCAAGAAGACGGCGGCCAGGTCATTGGACAGAGGAGGCGTACTGGTCAGACTGTATTCCCCTCCTGCCTGATAGGCATAGACCTCGTAGCCGTCAGGACTCCCGTTCTGTGTTACTTTCATCCGCAGTTTCATGCGTCACCTATACCGGATGATTGTGCGGATTGCCCAGAATGGCGCGCGTGCCATAGACCATGCCGGTGGTGCCCGAAGAAGTGACTTGCACCTCGACAAAGCGCTTGCTCCCGACATAGCCCACCTTCTGGATTTTGTTTTGCCCCGCGCTGCTAGAGACCGCGGTAAAGGCGCCTAGCAGCGAACTAGCAGCAACCGCTGTATACGTGCCGTTGATGGTATCGCACTCGTAGGCTGCTGGCGTGTGCGTTCCATCGGTGTAGGCGCCCGTCTCAAAGACCAGCACACAACTTTCATAGCCAGCGGTATCAATGCCGCTCGATTGCGCCTGATTGGTCTTGTAGACTGCCGGAACAATGTCCTGTACCTCTTTGATCTCGTGGTACAGGTCATGCGTAACTGATGCCATGATGGCTTGCTCCTTCTCGCTTCCCGCTGGCGGTCAGCAGATACCAACCGCCAGCAAGAAACAATGACTCGCTGACTACGAGGTCGCAATCTTCATCAGCACAAACGCCTCATCATTCGTGACCTGCCCCCCCACACGCTCGCGCACCTGAATGCCAATCTGCCCGGTATCAGCGTACTTTTCCACCAGACGCTGGACACTCATCTGGAGACGGCGAACAATGGTGTACCCTTGCTTGAAGTCGCCAAAGATGATTGGGAACGCATTGGGGGCAACATCCGGCATGTCGGGAAACTCAGAATAGGGGCTGCCCAGGATGGTCGCAGGGTTGCCCGCATCAAAGGCGCCAAAGTTGGGCAGCCAGAGCGGACGCCCGTTGCTATCGGAGATGCCGCGAATGAGGCCCAGGGTCTTCCGGTTGAATCCAAAGCGGGCATTGGGCGCATAGGGGCTGGGCAGCTTATGCACCAGATTGTTGAGGCCCGCGTAGACGACGGTGCTGGCGTCGGTGCCAGGAACATAGTTTGCCAGGACATTCGCGTTGACGGTGATGCCTTCTGGCTGGCCGTTGCCAGTGCCTTTGACGAAGGCCGTACCTTCTGCCTTGGCAAATTGCTCCGCTACATCGTCTTGCACGACCTGATCCATGTTGAAGGCGGCGTCTTCCATCTGCTGCAAGCTGATGAGGACGGTCGCAAACAGTTCGTAGGTCGTCTGTTCTACCATACTATAGGCCAGCGTGCTGCCCGTGCCCGACTCAGATCGCGTGCCAATTTCTGAGACCCACTGCGCCGTGAGGGTTGCCGTCCTCTTTGGCCGCCAGACGGTGTTGTGGGTCGTCTGAATGACGTTGGCAAACTGGGCAACGGGCGAGACCAGCACGACTTTCTTGATGATGTCCGCGACATATTCAGGCGGCATGAGCAGATAGCCGCCAGCGGTGTTATCAAACAGGCTAATCGCCTTCTGTTCGAGGCCGCCGTCTTTGCCGCGATAGGCTTTGTTGAGCGCTTCCGTCCAGGCGTGCATCTCCTCCCTAGTAATGACCGGCTGGCCGTCGACGCCGTTCAGCATGCCATTGTTGGCAATGACTTTCAGGAAGGCTTTCCTGACAATGGAGGGCGCGTCATCCGGGCTGCCAGCACTGGTGCGGGGACGCTGCAACTTGAGTTCCAACTCGTCAACGCGCTTATTGGCGGCGTCCAGGGCGTTCTTGGTTTCCTGGTAGGCGTCGCCCCACTTTTTGATTTCAGCGTTCTGTCGTTCGATTTGCTCTAAGAGTTTGCTGCTTTCCTGGAAGAACTTCTCAAAGTCCGTCCGTTCAATGGTTGCGGTTCCCATCTAAAACTCCTGTGAGTGAGCGCATCCGCTCCAACGTGGCGTTGAAGGCGGCGGCAAGATCATTCGTCCCAGGAGTGGTCGGCTCTGGCGCCCCGGCTGGCGATGTGCCAGTGGTGTGCTGCGTGGCTCCGGCTCCAATTTTGGCGCCCTTGGCGCCTTTGGCGGGATTATCGTTGTCGGGTGCATCGTCTGAAGTGTCCTCTTCTCCCTCATCCTGCTTGGGCGCGGACGGCTTCATTTTATCGAGCATGGCTCCCATAGCCTTATGGGCGGTCTGCATATCCTTCATGGCAGCGCCCATATCGCTATGGAGGCTCTTCATTTGCTGATGATTGGCGGCGCTCATCACCCGGCCTTCCTTGACGCGCAAGGCGGCCAGGCGCGCGCTCATCATCCCGTAGTCATCATCATCGTCATCATCGGGGTCAAAGAAGCTGTCCCCATCGTCATCCATGATCGGCACAAAATCAGCGGCAACGCTCTTGTCAACCAACGCCAAGACCGTCTCCGTGAATTGCTCTAAATCCTGCGCAATCATCTTATGAGCATCGGGAGCATCCTCCCCGCTGGGCGCCCAGCAACATTCCCGCATGTCCCGAATAATCGTTGCCACCAGGGCATCAAATGCGCTGGCCCACTCGTCCTGTAAATCCTCTTTCATCCCCGCCAGCGTGCCCGCATAGTCCTTATGCTGCTGCAATTGCGCAGTCAGATGCGAGCGATAATCCGCATGCTTCAACACATAGCGATAATCTTTGCGCGCCATACGCCCACGCCTCGTTTTCTCGTCCTGTTCCCAGGGCGGCTTGATGGAATCATCGTCAAAATCTTTCGCCATTTTGTGATAATAGGCGGTCACTTTCGCTTTGACGCCTTCCTTGTCTGCTTCTGGAATATCCAGACCCGCGCGCCCACCGTCCAGCAACTCAGCCTTCTCAAAAATGGCGCGCGGGACCGCCTTCACTTCATCGGAAATCAGGTCGCAAAAGAGCAACTTATACTTGCTCTGATCGTTGGCATCATCCCCCGGCGGCGTCCACATATGCACGCTCTGCCATTTGCTCTTATCCCAGTTGTCCGTGCCGCCTGCCCATGCGAGCATGCGCTTATGCGCCGCCGCTCCATCCCAGGGATGCGTGCGGTCTGCCAGCGGCCAATTCAGAGAGCCGGATGCGCCTTTTTGCTCTGCCAGTACCTGACGAACCCTGGCATCAATCATGGCTTCCAACGCTTTGGAGTCCATCGGCGCGTCCTCCTGCGTAGTGTGGATATGGTCATGCGCTGGCGCTGGCGGTTGCACCGCTTTCAGCAGCAATTCCCACTCGGCTAAATGTTTTTGGAGCAAAGGAGCAATACTATCAGATTGAAAATGGCCGGAATGCAAAAGGGCCTGGACACGCTGCAATTGCGCGGCCAGGCGATCAATGGCGTCGGGGTTGTCTTTCAGGCCCAGCGTCGGCGTAAACGCATTCATCCCCCACGGAACAGAGCTAACCTCTAGCAAGGCCACTTCTTCCAGAAAGCGCACTTTCTGTCCCTGGAACTCCCCATAGCTGTGCTTGACGACAAAATAGCCAATACTATGCTCGTTGATGATTTGCTCTTCATAGAGCAGCAGCACATCGCTCCCATAGCCCGTGCGGATAATCTTGCTTTCAAATTCCAGCCCGATTTGGTCTTCTTGCAGGACATGCGGCTTGCCAAGAATCATGTCCTTGTTGTGATCCCACAAATGCAGAATCCGATTCATGCCAGCAGGACCGGACTCTTGGAGCGTCTTCTTAAAGGCCGACGGACGCACAACGTCTGGGATCGGGTAATTATCATCCTTGATATTGAAGCTGCTGGCATAGGCGCAGACAATGCCCTGCTTCGCATCAACATCTTTGAGCCGGACAGGCAAGGAGCGTTGGATATTTTTGCGCTCGGTAAGCATGGGCATTGGCATCTACACGTCCCCCTCTTCATCGTCTGTATGGTAGCCTTCCGTACACCGGCAATTACACAGTTCGCTGGCTGGCGCGCCAAGCGAGGAATCTCCTGGAAACATCAGGCTGGCGCCGCCAACGGTATAGGGCGTATCCAGCGGTTGCCGCTGCCCATCTGCTGCTGCGTGTGTCTCTCTGGTATGGCTATCCGGTGTCGCAATCCATTCCTTTTCCAATCTCAAGCCCGTCGAGCGCGCGGCGGCCTGAGAACCGAGATTGCTGGCGCTAATTACTTCTGTGACCGCAATCAAACGGCTTCTGTTTTTTGCATTGGGGCCAGAGAAGAGGCTTTGAATGCGTTTGGCGAGTTGCAGGATGCTTTCGCCCGCATCCACGCCCGCCTTCAGTTCATCGCGTACCTGCTGGCGCGTGGTGTCAAGGATGTTGGTGATTTTCTGGCCTGCATATAAACCTAGCCAATTGAGGATGGCTTGCTTCCAGATGTCGATGGGAAAGGCGGCTTTCTGTTTCGCTGGCACGGCGTCTTGAATCGCGTCATAGGTCTGCTGCCCAAAGGTATTCCCGACAGCAGCGTACACCGCAGCTAAGAGTTTCGTCCAGTCAGCTTCAAAGCTATCAATCGCTTTCAGCGCGCGCTGCATGGCATCATCCGGCGTCTGGCCGTCGTTCAGTGCCGCCAGCAGCATCTTTTGCTCGCTTGCAAACTGCTTTTCGATTTGACTGGCAACTTCCTCGTACCAGTTTGCGCGGCTCTGCTCCGTCTGCTCCCAATGTGCCGCCTTCTCTTCTGCCGTCTTCAGGTTGATGGATTTGCGCTGGGCACGCGGCGCAATGCGGATGCTTGCGCCTTGTTCCTGCCAGCGTTTCAGCAAGAGCCGCATGTGCGCCGATGCGGCTTCAAATTCCCCGTCACTACTGTCTCCGCTGGTACTCGTATCCGCGCCGCCGCTGTCGTCCACAATGGTCGCTTCTGGCAATGGCGGCAAGGAGCCAGGCGGCAAACCTGGCAAGGCAGGGTTGGTATCGTTTGTAGCGATTTGCATGGCCGTTGGCAATATCCAGACATCTCCATCCGGCAAGGGGTCATAGCCAATGAGCGCACGCGCTTCATTCTTGGAGAGCAGCCCCTTTTCCCAGGCGGTCTCTGCTCGTATCCATACCTTATCGCGGTCCTCTGCCAGCGCTTCTATGCTGTCCTTGTCGTAGCCCAGATAGAGATTATCCCCAAACATCGGCACCAGCCAGCTATTGATATGCCCTTCGAGATGGTCCATCTTGGGCAGGACCGTCTCTTCATAGAAGCTGCTCCGGGCTTCACTGTAGTTTGCGTAGGTACGCGCCTGATTGTTCCCCAACATCTCAGGAGGCACGCCAACCGCCATGCCAATTTCCAGAATGCTGGCGCCTTTGCCTTCCAGCCACTGCACATCGGCAGGCTTCAGGCCAAAGGGCTGCCAATCGGCCTCTGTATCATCCAGGACAAGCGGGATACCGGCGTTCTGTGGGCCTTGATGCTTTTCGCGCATCAACTGCTCAATTTTGGCGCGCTGCGTGGGCGTCAAGCCCTGTTTCATGACCAGCGCGCCAGAGGGCACGGCAGAATTGAGCATCAGGGAGAGATTCCATTCATTGCCCGCGTTCATCTGGTCTATCGCACGCCCTGCTGTTGCCAAGGGGGAGAGGCCGTAGTAGTCGTTCTCTGGATTAAAGAACTTCAGGTGCATGACCGTGTTCGCAGCAAAGGACTGCTTCTGGCCGCCGTCAGTATAGACAAAGCCGCCAATGAAGTTGACCGGATCGGGCACGATTTGCACTTTGTCAGGCCGGAGTGTCCAGAGTTGCTGGGGAATGTTCTTGTTGGGTCCGGTTTCCGGCGAGCCAACGGTGACGTAGGAATTGCCAGTGATGTACCAGAAGGCTACGACATACTCAATAAAGCTAGGGAGTGCCTGCTGTGGATTCGGACGCCGCCAAAGGTCAAGCAAGGGATGCGACGTGAGCGCAGTACGTTTGGAGCGGCCATTCTGATAGAGTATCCAGGGAATGCCAGCACAGGCTTGGGCAATCAACATCACCGCTCGGTAGCCATAAGCATTGGTCGAGAAGCCATCCTTTGCGAGCGCCCGCATGTTGCCAGGCGTATACATCGGACGGCCCCCGCCGCCATTCAACCGTGCCAGGATTTCAGAGACAGGATTGACCTTCAGATAGACGGTAGGCAAGCGTTCCGCATCAGAGGGGACCGGCGCCAAGACCGAGCGCAAGCGTTCCCAGCGGGTTTTGAGAGCCAGCGCCATTAGACCGCCTCCAATCTGCCGGTTTGCGGATTGTGGACCCAGATGGAGCGGCGCCGGGCCACCGTCGTGAAGAGAAACCAGGCAATGCAGCGGCAAATGACCGTATCATCGTGATAGCCGCGTGGCGCGCCCATGCCGCCACCATCCAGATGGGCAAAGAGCTTGGCTTCTGAGAGGAAGATACGGGAGCGCGTTCTATAGCTCATATCCCTGAGTCCAGCGCCCAACTTATCCACCATGAGCGGCTTGGTGGTCTGCGTGGTCGGCCAACCGGGCTTAGAGGATTCTTTGCCGTTCCTCTCGGTGGCATCCTCATGGTAATAGAGCTTGGGATAGCGCGCCTCTTCCCCGGTCCAGAGCTTGTGCGCGACGCCTGTTCTGAGCGCCAGAATGACCGCGTGGCCGTGATTGTTGCGCTCCACCGCCAGCAGCGCGTAGTGATAGAAGACGCCCAACTTATCCAATTTGGCCGCGTAGTCTTCAGGCGCCCATTGGCCGCGAAGTTCTGCCACCTCTTCCCCTGTTGCCCGGTTCAGCACAACGGCGGCGTCATAGTCTCCGTCGTCTAGCCCCTCGGCCACGTCGGCGGCCAGAATGTATTCAGTTGGCTCGTGCGTCCGCCAGTCGTAGGTGGGCCATTCATAAATCGTCAGGCCCTGCTCTTCTTCAACGGCAAACGGCTTCTCAGCTTCTAAGCGGGCGGCATGGGCGTCGATAATCTCCGGCTCAAAGACTGGACGGCCCGTCTGGATAAAGGCTTCTGAGGCATTGGAAGGATGCTCTTGATGCAAGCGCCAGGTGGTAATCAGTTCCTTCTTCTGCGCTTCATACCAGGCTTGATCGCGGCCTGGCCGTTTCCACCAGGGCAGAAAGACGGGATAGAAATTGTTCTCTTTTTTGAGCGCGCCTTCCCAGATGCGATGAAAGAGATTTCCCAAGCCATTCGCGGTCGAGAAGCCGATGATTTGCCCGTATTCTGCCGTTGGTTGAATGGCTGCCCAGATCGTCTCGGCAAACTGTTGGAAGGCCCATTCATCCATCATCACCAGAGAAGCGGATGCTGACCGCCCAGTGTTCTCGCTCGCGGTCAAGGACTCTAAGACCGAGGGATGATCGTGCCCCTCATCATCTTTGTGGATAATTTCCAGCACGCTCGTATTGTCGCGGCCCAACAACGCGCCGTCTAAGGACGCTGACCCCGCTTGCAGCCAGGATGGCAAGTGCCGGTGCATGAAGGCGGCTTTACTCTTCATCTTTTGCGCGTCAAGCTCGGTTTTAGAAAGCGCGAGTGCCGTCTTAGACGGGTGGAAGCGGATTTCCCAGAGAGCGTTGCCAGCGCACAATTCCGTAAAGCCGATTTGGCGCGATTTGAGAGCGATAATGAGGCGTTCCACTGCGAAGAGGTCAAGCAATTGGAATTGCCAGTCAAAAAGCTGGAAAGGAATCGTGCCACGCGCCGGATGCTGAATCTTGCAGTAGGTGTCAATGAAATAGGCCCGGCTGACTTTGCAGGCAAGATATTCTTCCCACTGCGCTGCTGGTGACAGCGCCCGCTCCCGTGTTGGCGACGCGGCAATCATCCAGTCAATTCGTCCCTTTCAGCACGAGTATGCAACCCACGTGCTTCGCGCCAGTCGCTCAGTTTCGTTGGAATGCGCTCCGCGATCTTTTCGACAGCAGCAAGCGTGAGAGAGCCGGTGTGCCGATGCTCTATCGGCGCTCCATCCTTGCCAGTCACTTCAATGCGATTGCGCCCATAGGCTTCAGGGTAGCGTCGCTCTGCTTTCCAAGCGTAGGCTTGCCAGCCTGGCTCAGCATTGCCAATGGCTGTGAGCCAGGAAAAAAGCGCCTCCATTTCAGCGCCTTTTAATGCCCAAAAAAAGTCGTGCAACTCGCCCGCTTTGGCCGTACTGCCGCGTTTAATCCAGGCGGCAAGGGTAGGCGCCGTAATGCCAGCATAGAGGGCGGCATGCTCGTAGGACATGCCCTGTTGAATGCCGGAAATGAGGCGTGCGAGGATAGCAGGCTCTTGATACTTTGGAGGCCGCCCCATGTCTTTGGGTTGTCGCGGCTTGCTGGAAGAGGATTTACGCGGCTTTTTAACCGCTGTCTGAGTCATTGGTGTCTATAGGAGAAGCAGTGTTTTACATAGTCATTGAAACGGAACGCCGCTGATAGTGCAGACTGCTACCAGTCTTAGGGGGCTTGCGGTCCTTTTCACGGGTGCAAGCGAGTGGGCTACAAGCAGCGTTTAATTTCTACATTACCAGTATATCATATACCTCATGCCGTCTCGATTGTCAATATGCTAGTTTTTAGCGCATAATACGCGCAGTGCTGCGCACGGTTGGCGTGAAAGTGACAACTCCCCACTGCTAAAGCAGGGGGCTTCTCGGTTCATCCGGCTCAGCATCCTGAACCGTCCCCGACGGCGGTGCCCCCGCCGTTAAGATATTCTTGGCGGCGTTCACGTCTCGATCTTCTACGTACCCACAGAAAGGACAAAGATGCGTACGGACAGAAAGACTCTTCTGCACGATCTCTCCGCATTGGTGGCACTGTTGCGACGTGAAGCGGGCAGGAACTTTCACGACTTGATGACCAGCCCTTGCAGCCATGTCTTCAAGTATCTCGATGAAGGTTCCCCAACTGGCATCGGCAATACTCTTCGCCAGATGGTGATTTTGGAGCATGCCGTTGATGTTCAGGTTCTCAACACAAATATGCTTATATCCTTCAGCGTAAGGCTTCGCAGTCTTAAACAGGAAGTCTCTTCGCTGGCGCTTGATCTTCAGATGCGTCTTGGCGACATTGCGCGCTGCCTTGCGCCGTCTCTTGCTGCCCTTCTTACGTCGGCAGAGGGTGCGCTGTTTGCGTCTGAGGGTGCGCAGGCTCTTGCGATAATGGCGTGGGTTGGCAACCGTGTTCCCCTCAGAATCTGCCAGAAAGACTTTCAAGCCCACATCCAGGCCAATATCAGGATGCGCACACGCGCCAGCGCTCTCCTGATGCGTTTGTTCGGTCTCTATCGGCTCACACACGATCAAAGCGTACCAGTTCCCATCGGCACGCAAGACGAGATGGCACGTCTGAGGCGTTCCCTCTATCGGGCGGTGCATCTTGATTTTCAAGGACAATCCCACTTTCGCAGGGACGCCAAGATGCTTCCCATCGGCCTGTATGCGAAAGTCTTTGATGTGTTGGCGCAGTTGTATCGAGTGCCAGCGGTTGGGCGTCTTGAAACGTGGGAAGCCACAGGGGATGCCTTGCTCCTTGAGCGCCAAATAGCGTCGCAAGGCTTTGTCAAGCCGGTCAGCAAGCATTTGTACCGTTGTGGCTGGTATGGTATCGCCCCCACGCCCCTTAAACTGCGCCGTCAGGTCATACTTAAACAGGAACTTCCCTGTTTGGGCATACTGCTGCTTCGTGGCTTCCAACATCTCGTTGTACAAGCCCCGCGAGTCTTTCAAGCAGGCCATTAACTGCTGGCGTTGGCGCTTATTCGGATACAAGCGATACTCAAATGTTCTCATGCTCTAATGATACCACATAGGGCAAGCTGTGTCAACACGCGAGGCAAGGCTGCTTATACCCCCATGGCTAAAGCCAGGGGCACTACGCAGCCCTTGGTAGCAAAAGACGATATGGTATAATAAGCGTATGGAAACTCCAACCTCAGACGCCCCTGTTTCCGAGATGGTGTCGCGCGGGTTTTTCCTCCCTCGCACCCTCTTAGCCCACATGAAAGACCTTGCCAAGCAGCATAACCGTTCGTTGAATGGGGAACTCGTGTGGGCACTCAAAAGTTACATCTCGTCTATTGAGCGCCAGCGCAATCTGTCTTCATCGCACGAGGTCAAGCGATGAATGCGCGTTCTTGCCCTGCCTGTGAGTATCCATGCCCTTCTTTGTGTGGCTCATTACCTTCTGCGAAGGCGTCATAGCAACCGCGTTCCTGATTGCAGTTGCGTTGATTATTCATCAATCCCTCTGGCTTTACCGCGTGCATCGTTTGCCCAAAAACAGGCAGCGCGTGCATGGCCGCGCTCTGCCAAAGCCCATACGCGGCTTTGCTCTCTATGATTTGGAAGAGGACCGGCAGGACATGGGCGACGTGTCTGAATTTCACCCTTTGGAGCAATCATGATTCAACTGCTTCGTCTTTCACCCTATCGCGTCGCTACGGCGCTTATCGTCCGCTGTGACCACTGTAACCAGCGGATACACGCGCCAGCGCGCGGCTATGCCCTCTTTCATAGAGACCAGCCCGACGCGCTGTTTCACTTCCTGCATACGCGCTGCATGCTGGCCTTCGCGGCCCATCATGGCGGCTATGATGTCTGGAAGAAGCGCCCGCTTGACCAGCTAGGGCTTGACCTGTTTCAGCCCACGCAGGCCCGCGCTATCGCCATTGCTGATTTTCTCATCAAAAGGGAGCAAGTCTATGGACACCCCCGCGCTTCCTGAACAGAGTACCTGTATCAATGGCTGGAAAGAGCATCGCTTTCAGGTGTTCACCATGCACGAATCAGGCGCCCATCCGGCGATCATCAATACCCATCTCTATGCAACGTGTACGCGCTGTCTGGCTACCTATGCGCTCGAAAAAGGACACTGGCAGCGCATTGCGCACACTATCGAAAGGACATGACGATGAAATTCCGTTTTCCCTTCTTCTCCAAAAAGCAACCTACGACCTTCCCCTTGACGCCTCCTGAACCGCCTCTCCTGCAAGCATCTGAAGTGAAGCCTATCGTGATCGGTGATTTCCAGCGTACCTGTATCTTCCCTAGCACAACCGTGACCAACGCATCAGAAGGCCAAATCGTGACGTTTACAGAAGAGTGCGCAACCTGCATCAACGCGAATGCCAACGCGACAGCCACGCCTGGCATGATGCAGCAAATCGTCAATCCCGTACCTACCCCCAAACCCCAAGCGCGACTCCCGGAAACCCGCGATCCTGGCTTGACCATGACACCCGCGCAAGCCCGCAGGCTGCGCACGGCCATCACCAACGCCGCCAAAGGCAAGAAGCGCCAGAACATCAGGCCGCGCCCACGTTCCGAGAAGCAGGTGCCCTGATGACGTGCATTGTTGGCTTAGTCCACAACGGAAGCGTGTACATCGGTGGTGACTCTGCGGGCGTTGGTGGCTGGACGGTCAACGGGCGAACGGCAACCAATGGGAAGGAAGAAGCCCATGCAAAGAAAGCCCCTGCTGATTGAAGGACCGTTCCCGCCGCAAATTGAACACCGGATCGTCAACGGCAAATTAGAGCATATCCAGCGCTTGCCCGACGCTACTACGCAGCCAGACATTCCAGAGCGCCCAGCGACCACGTGTGGTCGCTCTCTTGCGCTCTGGCGCTGGCTCTATCCCCATTTGCGCATGATTACCTTCCTGCTCTTTATCCTGATCCTCTCTATGATCTTCGTCTATCTGCTGATTTGGCTGATTCTCACCAGCCAGGGGATACCGCTCTGATGAATGCGGATACTGCCCGCGCGAAATTGGCCGCCTATGCAAAACAAGGCGAGCAACTCTTGCTGGATCGTATCGCGGTTGGCTATGGAGCAGGCAGCTACGCCACCTATCCTGAGAATGCGCTGGTTGCCTTAGCCGTCATGACGGCCTGCGTCATTCGTGGCAACAAGCCGCTAAAATTGCCCCTTGAAGCCCTCTCTCGCCTGGTACAATTCATCGCATTGGATACCGCCTATCTGCCCTCCGAGCAGTTCCCCTTTACGAAATGGCAACTTGCCATTGCCTATCTGATGCCAAAGGAGCCGAAACGTGAACGTCTTTTGGATTATGGTGAGCCTGCTGCTGCTGGCGATCCTGCTGCGCTGGCTGGAAGTGCGGCATCGGCAGTGGAAACCCAGGACGCCAGCGGACCGGCAGAGAGTGCTGTTGGAGGTCCTGAGCCAGTTGGAGACGCGCTACCAGTTGGAGCAGGGGATGACAGTGGAGCGCTACATCCAGAGCCAGCCGACGGCAGCCGCCAGGAAAGCGGCGTACAGCCTACTCGCGGGCCAGATGAACGACTATCTGCGGTACAAGAACATCCGGCTCTTCGTGACTGGTTCGATAGTTTGCTGGCTGCTGACCGAGCGAGTCAGTAAGCGGCTGGAGATGCAAGCAGAGGTGACAAGCTGATGACCATTGAAGAACGCTTAGCGCAAGCAGAGGCACGTATCCAGCACCTGGAACTGCTGGTTGCTGCCTTGCAGCAGAATCGGTCATTCTTTGAGCCAGCACCTACGATTCCCGCCCAAACCAACACCGGATTCCTCACTTGGAATGGTAACTCGCTGTGCCCGCGCTGTAGGATGATGTATCCGGTTGGCTTCCTGCATTATTGCGTACCAACCAATACAGCCATCTATCAGAGTTCCTGATGCCTGGCAGACCGCTTCGCACCGCTTACCATTCTAAGAAATGACACTCCCCTGCGTTTACGCATGGGGAGTGTCAACAGAAATACAATGCTTCCCAAATGTAGGTGATACTTGAGCCACCGCAGCACGTCTCGAACCCAAATGTTGCCGTGCCATAATGGCCCAGGAGCATGTTGGTCATATTGTTGAACGAACCGACTGCCCAAATGAACTCAGGTTGATACACCGTATCAGGACAAGGTGATGAAGCAGGCGCGTACCGATTTGCATCCGCCGCCAGCGCCAGGCGTAGGTCATCTGCGCTCAGTTGTGTTCTCAGGTCATACCAACCTGTATCACACGGACTTACCCCGCCGCAATCAACGGTAAAGCGCAGCGGATCGGTATGTGGCTCAATGCTAGCGATGTCATGCTCGGCAAGTGCGTCATCTAAGGCATTGATAAACACGTTAAAGTTGTCAGATGAAAGATTGATTGCATAGAGGGGCGTTGGTTGGATTACAGGTGTGGGGGTTACTGTTGCTGTTCCCAGCACGCTTTGCTGAGAAGTGGAACTCCCACCAGAAGGACGCACGAGCAACACCACGAGAGTGGCAAGCATTCCCACTATCAGCACGCTCTGCACAACAAGCAGTCTTGTTATCCAGTGCGAGGGCGGGGCACTTGGAGGTGTCAGTGTCACAGGATAGGGTGATAGAGAGGGAGATTGCCAACCTGGCTGTGGAGTATTACGCTCTACTTGCGTGGGAGACGCTTGCTGGTTGATTACCGACGTATCAAAGTACGGCATGCCACAACGGGGACACATCCGGTCTCCGAATGATTTGGGATTACCACAGTTTCCACAGAACCGATCTTGCTTCATAGACGTCGCTTACCTTCCAGAAACGGGCCAGAAAGCCCCCAATCTTCAGTCGGATACAAGCGCCGCTATAATCAGACGCCCGCAGCGCAGGAAAACAAGAACGATGCACCAGGAGAACTCGCAGCAGGGATTCCTGCTGCGAACGAGAGGATTAGTTCCGCGCGATGGGCTTCGCGTCATTCCAGGGGAACGGGAAAGGCACCTGGCCGTCCTGATGGGCATTCTCACACATCCAATGGTGGACATGCAGGTAGCTATCCCACAGCAGGTTTTTGATCGTGTCCTTGACGGCCTTCCGCTGGGCGCTTTCCAGCAGGGTTGCTGGCATCATATCAACGGCGGTCAGCACACGTCCTAATACATGGGAGGTAAGCAGACTACAGAGTTCGGTAGAGGTAAGCGTGCCATAGGTGCGCGCTTCTGGTGTCCAGGCGTCAACCGTGTCACCAGGGGGAACATCATCCCAGCCGTCATGAAAGACGCGGGGGATCGCTGATTCCTCAGACATGAAGATACTCCTTTGCCAAACGAACAAACACAACAGAGGACTGACTGCTAGACAGTATAGCAGAGCAAAACGGGATACGCAAAAACGGCGCTATGGTATAGCAGGAAAAATGCAAGGCAGCAAGCAAAGTCGCAGAACGGCTAAGCGCTCTTTGGCCGCTGTGGCACAAACGCCTGTATGCGCTCGCTCTGATTGCGTGGCACGAGATGCACCGGGCGCGCGGGCGGTCTCCCTGCGGGCGCTGGAATACGCGGGTCCGGGCGTCGAGGCACACGATACGTCTGCTGGAAGCGTGCTAGCGCGTCTGGAGGGGCACCAGGAGGCATTCTCAGGCGTTGGAGCGCAGCAGATACCTTCTGCCACAGATACCGCGCTCCTTGACGCGCTGGCGTGCGCAGACGCCACAATTGGCGCGCTCCTTGCTGGCAAGAAGAGAGGACGACGCGCAAGGCTGGTTGCAGGACGGGCCGTTTGGGCTTGGGCACGGGCTTTGGCACGGGCTTGGGTTGCGGTTTTGGGCGCGGCGGTGCTGCTGGCGCGGCCAGAGGAGACGGTGGCGCAAAGAAATGGACCTGCTCGGCTATCAGTGCCATACGTGAAGGAGTCGGTTGCATCAGGCGCAAGAGGCAGCGTTCCACTTGCAGGCAGCCCTCCGTTGGGGGCAGCTTGCGATTGTAGAGCAGACGGGAAATATCTCCGATGGTCAGGCGTCCATCCACGTAGCAGAAAATGCGCCAGGCGTCCTTGTCGCTCGCACGCAACTCGTTAGAGAGCCGCTGTTGGAGCATGCGGCTCGACCGCAGATAGGCCGGGCTGCGCAGCGGGACGCAGGAAGGGGAAAGGGTAGGGAGAACGGGAATCTGAGAAGTGGGCATAAAAACCTCCTGAGAACAGGACTATCTGAGCAGATAGACCGGATGGGTTGTAGGTACAGGAGGCTCTTGTTTTTCCATTATACCATATCGTTTTCTTCCCTCTTGACAGACTGTATACAAACGCTTAAAATGTTGACATGGCAGAAAAACCCTATGTCATGCTCCGGGTCCGCAAAGAGACCCATCAACGGCTTCGCTATATCGGCGCACTGTGCAATGAGAACTTGCTAGAGACGGTAGAACGCCTGGCAAGTCAAGAGATCGCGCGGTTGGAGGCGCCAAAGCGATCAGAAGCGCCAAAAGCGTAGCCATTCGTTTTAGAAAGCAAAGGAGGCTCTTCATGCTCATACGGTTGCATACCCGCGCCTGGGCCTATGGCGCGCTGACGTTGTCTGTCTTGGGGCTAGAGGCGTTCTTGGGCTGGCGCGCAGAAGAAATGTATGCTGCCCTTTTGGGAAGTTTCGCTAGCCCGGTGGAACTCCTGATCGTGCGCCTCGTCATTGGCGTTTCCGTTGCCATCTTTGGCTTTGTGCTGGCAACGCACCGCCAGTATGGCCTGGAGGCGCAATTGGAGCGCATCAAGGAGAAAGAAGGCAAACTCGACGGTTTTGATGCTAGAAAACTCCGTAAGCGCGCCCGCCGGAATCTCTTCCTGGCAATGACGTTTGTGATCGTGCATGACGTTGCTGGCGCGATCTATCTGATTCTGGCCTCTCAGGCAGGCTTGACGCTGGCAACGCTGGAAGGGAATGCGGTCCTTGCTATTCAGCTCAGTATGGCCGCGTTGGGCATGACCGCGATGGTTTTCCTGCCGTTCCTGATTGGGCATTTCACCCTTGCCCTGGCAGAATCGCTGCCCGCAGAGCAAGCCCAGCAATACGCAGTAGAGGGGCTGGCCCACTTGCGCGGCGTCAAACTGACCGCTGTAGAGAAGATTGCCAAGGATACGCGGCGTCTCTCGGCAGAGGGCGCGTGGCTCTTGTTGGAGCGCAGCGCGGGCAATGATCTCTCTCAGATAGAGAACTCGCTGATACGCGAGTTCCAACAAGAGTTAGCGCTGCTTATCGGCGTGCGCAAAGACGCGCCGATGGCAGCAGCGCCAGAGTCAGAAGAGACTGACGATCTGGAAGACGAGACGCCAGAGCGCGTGACCGTCAAACCAGAGCCTACGCCGGTCCAGACCCTGGCGCCGGTAACGCAGGCCCCGGCGTTGCCAGAAGGTGAGCCGGAAACGCCGGTAGTGCCAGCCGGGAGCAAAATCATTACCGACGCGCATACCGCGCTGCCATCGGCAGAGGAACTGAGCGCCTTGGAAGCGGCGCTCAGAGATACGGAATGGGCGCCAGTGCTGGCAAAGCTGGTCAAGAGCGGCCAGTTTGCCGAACTAGAGGCGTTCTCCCCTTTCGTAAGGGGGCCGCAAAGACGGCCCGGCCAGGAGTTCGTCAAGGAGAGCGACCTGCCCAGCCCGGCGCGGGTGCGACTCCTGCTCAAAAGAGCAAACGTATCAGCAGAAAGACTAGCGCGACTCTACGAAAGCGGACTGTTGGAGACGCTCCTACAACGCCTGGCAGTGGAACGCGAGCCAGTGACGACACGCTAGCGCTGTACTGGCGGTATCTGGCGGGCGAATTGGAAGGCGAGACGATGGAAGCACGCGCCGCAGCAGCAGGCGTGACGCCCAAGACGTTCCAGCGGATGCGCAATAACTACTGGAGACGTGACGGCTTCCATCAAGAGGCGACGGCGTGGCTAGAGCGTCAACCGGAGTTGACACAGCAGCGCATCAAGCGGGCCGTGCGCCAGCGACAGACACAGCGCGCCTAACCGCGACTATACGAGCAACGCCCCTGTTGGCTAGTGGCTGGCAGGGGCGCAAGTTCGTAAACGCCCTGGTGATCGTTCCGATTCTGCCCTTGTAAAGCGTATACCTGACATCAGCCCGTACCTTGACCTGCTGGCCCTGCTGAAGGGGTCTCACTAACTCAGCCATTGCGGCGCCCCTCTCTGCGGTAGGCTAGCACAAAAGAGATCACTAACAACAGGTGGAAAGCGATGACCTGACAGAGAATCATGGTAGCAACCCATGCGCCGCCTTCCCAGAAGCCCAACGCACCGATGAAGGCCGCATAGAACACGAATGCTCCAAGATATACCCGCGCCTCTTGCCGCGTCACCATCGTTCTGAGTGCCCGCATGGCGCGCTGGCGTCGGGTACGACGCGCTGGCCGGACTGGCGCTATCAGCATCCGCTGGGAGAGGATGGCTCCTGAGATGTCTACAGGCGGCAAGGACGTGCTGCACATGAGCGGACTGACCCCATAGCGCGGCGCTGGCGTGGGTGGGATACCGTAGCGCTCAGGATGGACGGCGCGCTGGAAAGCCTCTTCCCGTAGTTCTGCCAGGTATTCATCCGTCAGCAAGAGCGCTAGGCCATTTCCTAGCCGGATGAATCCTGTTTGCTGGTACTCTATCAACCGATCTAGCGCTCGCTCATGTTCCCGCGCTTGCGCGTCAAGCTGGCGGTCCTGGTCATCTTCAGTCAGCATAGATCACCTCCATTCCAGTATAGCATTAGGATTGCCTTACATTTCATCAGCCAGTTTGACCTTGATGTTGGCAATCTGCTGCTCTTCAATATATTGAGATGGCATTTCAATATTGTTCCAACCACCTGCCTCTCGCAAATCCTCTAGGCTTGTCCCTCCCCTGGCAGCTGCCGTTGCCCAGTGGTGACGGCAATCATGGGGGGAGAGATTCTGTATTCCTAGCCGCGCTCCTAATTCTCGCACACGGGCGTTGATTGCCCGTTCTCGCATCTGAAGCGCTACCTGTACCTTCTTCCCGCCTCTGATGACTTCTTTTTCTCCTGACAAGAGTATCCCGTTTTTTCCACAGGCCAGCATCAGAGCGCTTGTTTTCGTTGGCATGGCAAAACGATCTTTCGTCACGTAGTTATACGCCGCACGATAGGTATTGGGTGTGAGCGTATGTATCTGCGTTTTATCCACCTTGCGTCGATAGAAGACCAGCAGACCAGTTGAGAGGTTGAGGGCGGATGCTTCCAAGGCGGCAACTTCCCCACAACGCAGACCATGCTCTAACAGGAGGCACATTAAGAGCGCATCCCGACGCCCTACGGGGGTGTCAGGCTGCTTTGTACAGAGCGCTGTTGCTTGCGCGCGGGTCAACGTGGTCGCTTGTATCTTCTTCTTACCTTTGCGTGTTTGGGCGCGCGTTTCGTCAATGTTGCGCGCCTCTATGCGTCGGAAACCTTGTACCGTGCGGATCAGGGCTAATTCCTCTGCTGAAATCACATTCGCCTGTGCAGCCAGTCCCGCGAAGACGCGAACGGTTGACAATCGCACGTTGACGCTGCGCATCGCATAGCCTTGTTGAAGCTGCCATTGTACGAAGCCCTTGACCATGCCCCACGTCACCCCGCGCCAGGCGCCAGGGTCGCTATAGAGATCACCAACGACCAGGCCAGCCGTTTGAAGATAGGCAGCAAAGCAGGCTAAATCCCACTGATAGCGGCGTCGGGTATTTTCTGCCTGGCGCTGCTGTTTCTCTTCAAACGCCCCTCGTTGGGCAATGGTATTGGCGATTTGCCCGGCGAGGGTCATAGAAGCCGCAGGGTCCGGCAACGCTAAGACTTCCTGCGGCTTGGGTTTGCGAAAGAAGGGCATCGAGATCACCTCTCCCGTCATTTTGCCGCTGATTTGTCCCAAAAATCAGCGGCTATTTTCTCGTACTATACCAGCCTTGCCGCCATCCCGCAAGCAACCACACGCCAAAGTGAAGCCGCCAGCACAAGCAGACTGGCGGCAATTTTCGCGGGTAGAACTAAACCAGCAGTAGTTCTTGCAACCTGATTCTCTCTTTTCGATTCAATAGTTCCAAACCAATAGATAACTATTGATTGGTTGGTACGGTTCACGCTGCCGCCAGCGCCCTGGGCTGGACTGACCAGGCAAACGTCAACCATACGGGGCGAACTACAACGCCCTCTATCCCGTT